GAGACTGTCCTTTGTTCACGCCGCTTGGTCAGGTGTGGCCGTTGTATCCAAAGGGTGAGTGGGTAGGGCTGACGGATGAAGAGGTTACAGAGGTTTATATGGCGGTTGAAGAAGAGGTTAATGAGCACTGGAACAAGGGTGGCACAACCATGATGTTCCCCCCTACGTTGTACAAAGCCATTGAAGCAAAACTCAAGGAGAAGAACACATGAAAGGTGGCGCAAGGCAAGGCAGTGGGCGCAAGCCTACTCTGATCGATGAGCGCCGAACACTTGTGTTGCACGAGCAAGGCGTATCCATGCGGAAGATTGCCGAGCGATTCAATGTGAGTCTTCAGGTAATAAAGTATTTCTTCAAGAAGCGAAGAAAAAATCTTGGGAAGGAGTCATCTTGAACACTTGAAAAACAATTCACACCCACAAACTGAACTAACCTTTTTAATTTTTTGGAGAGAGAAATGAGCAAAAGAACACCGCGCCGTAAAACAAACAAGATACGCGCATACATGTACGCTAACCCTGATGTGTCTTTAAAAACACTAGCAGAGATGTTTGGCGTAGGCATACATACTATCTATTCGATACGCCACTTTGATAAGAAGAACTCAACTGCGGCAACCATTGCCTCAGGGGGGTCTGAGCCACCTAACTGCACAGTAGCGCATCAACCTGATGGGTTTGTAAAAGTTACAGGTAAGTACAAATCTGTGTTTATTCCTGAAGAACAGTACAGCAGTCTGGGCCCGGCGCAACTGTCTAACCTTTCTCACGGCTTGAACAAGATACCTGCGCGTATGCAAGGCGTGACACCCATAGTGAATGACCCAGTGAACCAACCCTCTCACTACAAGGTAGGGGGCGTAGAGACCATTGACTTTATCGAAGCCAAAGGTCTGGGGTATCACTTGGGTAATGTGGTCAAGTACATAACCAGAGCAGGGCACAAGGGCACGACCAATGGTCTTGAGGACTTAAAGAAGGCGCGGTGGTATCTTGACCGAGCCATTGAGAAGAACGAATATCACAACCCTGCGAATTGATCATGAGAAAACTTAACCACCCATACCACACCCTTTTGACTAGGGCACAGCAAGACATCCTTAAAGAAGCGGCGTTATCTGAGCGATTGGATTTCGTTGAACGAGCGATAGAAACCGTAAGAGGTTTAACGCCCAATAAATTCTTTAGAGATGACGACGTAGAGGCGTTGCGTAAAAGGGTGTTCTACGATGAACCTAACCCTGCTGGTAAGCCTATGCAGATAGCAGGGTTCATTCGCCCTGCACCTAAGCGCATGTGATTAACGAGGGGGCGACACGCCCCCTCTTTTTGGAGTCTTCTTTGTCCCTAATTACCCTTGACTTTGAAACTTACTATTCAAAGTCGTTCAGTCTAAGTAAATTACCTACGGAGGAGTACATACGCTCCCCCGAGTTTGAAGTCATTGGAGTTGGTATCAAGATTGATACTGATCCTGTGCAGTGGTACTCAGGCAGTCGTGAGTCTTTGCGTAAGACCCTGCTATCCCTTGATTGGCGCAACAGCAATCTGCTCTGTCACAACACGATGTTTGATGGGGCCATCCTCAAATGGTTCTTTGGCATCTCGCCCAAGTTTTATCTTGATACTTTGTGCATGGCAAGGGCGATGCATGGCGTTGAGGTGGGTGGGTCTCTACGAGCGTTAGCCGAGCGTTACGAGTTGGGCGTCAAAGGCGATGAGGTACTCAAGGCGATCGGTAAATACCAAGCAGACTTTACCCCGATAGAGTTAGCAGAGTACGGCCAGTACTGCATGAACGATGTCCAGTTGACCTACGACTTGTTCTTTAAGCTGGTTCCGGCCATGCCTGAATCCGAACTTGATCTAATAAATATGACACTCCGGATGTTCACACATCCTAAGTTGATGATCGATGAGCCTGTGTTGTACGAGCGTTTGAAGGCGTTGAACAAAGAGAAACAGGAGTTGCTCTCATCCCTCAAGGACAAGTTGGAGTGCGAGGATGAGGAGGCAGTACGCAAGAAGCTGGCGAGTAACCCCCAGTTTGCCAAGGTGTTGCGTGACTTTGGCGTTGAGCCTGAGATGAAGATCAGCAAGACAACAGGCAAGCCCACACTCGCGTTGGCTAAAGGCGACCCACAGTTTATAGCGTTGACTGAACACGAGGATTCATTCATCCAACACCTGTGCGCGGTAAGGCTGGGCACTAAGTCCACGATCGAAGAGTCCCGCATCCAGCGGTTCATTGACATAGGTAAGCGCAACCGAGGGACTATCCCCATCCCTTTGAAATACTACGGCGCACACACGGGTAGATGGGCTGGCTATGACAAGGTTAACTTCCAGAACTTACCCAGCCGCGACCCCAAGAAGAAGGCGCTCAAACGTGCCATCGTTGCGCCAGAGGGCTATGTAGTAATTAACTGCGATTCATCCCAGATTGAGGCCCGAGTGTTAGCTTGGCTCTCAGGGCAGTCTGATTTGGTAAAAGCCTTTGCAGACAAAGAGGATGTCTACAAGATCATGGCGTCCAAGATATATGCCAAAGAGGTTGAGGACATTGACAAGGACGAGAGGTTCGTAGGTAAAACAACCATCCTTGGATGCGGCTATGGCATGGGTGGCAGTAAGTTTATGCATCAACTGAAGTCAATGGGGCGCACCCTGACCGAGAAAGAATGCAAGGACATTGTTACTGTCTATCGGGATACCTACCCTAGTATAAAAAACCTATGGACAGAAGGCGATACTGTCCTGAAGAAGTTGGTCACGCAAGACTTTGGAGATGCCCCCTATTACTTTGGGGTGCAGAAGTGCGTGAAGGTAGATGAGTCAGGGGTTATCCTACCCAACGGTCTGGGTATACGCTACAAAGACTTAAGGCATATCGATGAGATCATTGAGTCCGGATCAGAAGAAGAGGCTGACACAGTAAGGCAACGCACCATCTACTCATCCCGCAAAGGAGATGTGTCCATATGGGGTGGGACATTCGTAGAGAACGTGGTGCAAGCCTTGGCGCGGATCATTGTGGGTGAGCAGATGAATGAGATCAACAAGAAGTATCAGGTGGTCTTAACTGTCCACGATGCGGCGGTGATTGTTGCCCCCGAGGATGAGGTGGACAAGGCTGTAGCCTTCGTGACTGGCATCATGTCTACGCCGCCAGCTTGGGCCCCTGGACTGCCTGTTGCATGCGAGGCTGGGTTTGCACAAAATTACGGCGACTGCTAAGATTCACCGTCTAAAACTACCAGTACGGATTCAGTATGCAGGAACTTAAATGGTCTTACTCCGGTCTCAAGAATTTCATAGATTGCCCTAGACAGTACCATGAGGTCAAGGTACTCAAACGGTTTAACAAAGCCCCGACCAAACAGACACTGTACGGCAATGTAGTACACAAAGCCCTTGAACACTATGTCAAGGACGGCACTCCCCTAGAACGTAACTACGAAAAATTCAAGCCAATGCTTGATGTCTTCCGCGAAATGGAGGGGGAGAAGTATCCAGAGCATCACATGGCGGTTAGGTACGATCTGACCCCATGCAGTTTTGGCGCAAAGGATTACTGGGCGCGGGGCATTGCTGACTTGTTGGTCGTTGATGAGTCCGATGGTTTCATCGTTGACTATAAAACTGGAAGTAATCGCTACGCTGATCCCAAACAGTTGCAGTTGATGGCGCTAATGGCGTTCGCTCATTTTCCGGAGTTGGAGTACATAAAGGCTGGATTGCTGTTCGTTGCACACAATGACTTTGTTACTTGTGAATTCCAGCGCGAGAATTTAAAAGAGTTGTGGGAAGATTTCCACCCCCCGCTGAAACGCTTGAGCCTCTGCATGGAGACAGGCGTATGGCAAGAGAACCCAACGCCCTTGTGCGGTTGGTGTCCTGTATCAACCTGTGATCACTATAAGGATAAATGATGGAAGAAGGAGTTTTGATTGACTACGCACGGCCCTGCATGATGGCAGAGAAGGCGCTTAAAAACGCGCACGATGCCATGTTAGACCGTGACTATGATGTAGCCCTAGGCGAAGCCCTTGCGGCAATTGCAGAGGCTAAGATGATGTACAACTCTATCAAACACCAGATGGAGGTGGAACGTGGCGCAATATGAAAGATGGTACAAAGTAGAAGAGGGAAACCTCTACGAGATCATAGAGAATGACGGACATGCCTTTATGCGTAAGGGCGCGGAACGGATGAAGATTCTTCTATGCACTGTTGAAGAAGCGTTAGAAGCCTACCCCAAAGAACTTTCTCAAGCAACAGGAGTAACAAATGGCATACGTGAGCAAACCCAGACCTTATAAAAAAGAGTACGAACAGCAGAAAGAGCGCGGTGAGTTAGCCAACCGCATGGAGCGTCAACGCGCTAT